TATGTCTCGCATTTTCGTCAAGAGTGGTGAATATCGCAACAACCCGGTCGTCAATAGCCAGTTTACATTGGTCAAGGGTTTTCAGACCGGTAAGAAGGGTACTTATATTACTGTCAAGAATGATGGTATGTTTCCGGTAGATATTGATGAAGTTCGTATCAAGGTGACTAGTACCGAAGATGTAGAATTTCTTGATGGTGATAGTTCTTCCGCCAACCCTGCTATCGTTTCTGAAACTGATGAAGAAGCAATGGATCGCATTGCTACTCGTTTTCAAATCCTTGATGAAATGAGTGCTGCTTGTATCAACGGCGACATTCGTGCAATGATTGTTTCGGGTCCTCCGGGTGTTGGTAAGAGTTATGGTGTTGAGCAGCAGCTTGAAAAGGCTTCACTGTTTGACAAGATTGCAGGCAAGAAGCTTCGTTATGAAGTTGTCAAGGGTGCCATGACTGCACTTGGTCTGTATGCCCAGCTTTATCGCTACAGCGACAAGAAGAACGTCCTCGTGTTTGACGATTGCGATAGCGTGTTTGCTGATGAACTCGCTCTGAACATTCTCAAGGCTGCTCTTGACAGTGGCAAGCGTCGGCGTATTTGCTGGAACAGCGACAGTCGCCTTCTGCGGGACGAGGGTATTCCGAATAGCTTCAACTTCAATGGTAGTGCTATCTTTATCACTAACCTCAAGTTTGAAAACGTTCGTAGCAAGAAGTTGCAGGATCACCTCGAAGCCCTTGAAAGTCGTTGTCACTTCATTGACTTGACGATTGACACCCAGCGTGATAAGATGCTTCGCATTCGTCAGGTTGACCGTGATGCTGATGGTGGTCTGTTTAAGGATTATGGTTTCATCAACAACGAGGGTGCAGAAGTGCTTGACTTTATGGAGACCAATCAGAAGAAGCTTCGTGAAATGTCAATTCGTATGGCTCTCAAGCTTGCTGATCTTATCAAGATTTCCCCGAAGAACTGGAAGGCACTTGCTGAAAGCACTTGCATGAAGCGGGGATAAAGAGGCTCGTTGGTGAGCATTGGTCATAGTAACCTAGGGAGACTTCGGTCTCCCCCTTTTTTCCAGAATGCTTGTAAAAATATACAACGGTGATATAGTATGAACATGACTAATAAAGAACAACTGCTTTATTTCTTCCTGCAGGGTAAGGTAAGCCTGAGCCAGTATGACTACAAGTTCATGGCCAACCTGCAAACTATGATCCAAAACAAGAATAGGGTCACTAGCAACCAGGCTACATTGTTTGACAATCTAATCAGCAAGTATAAAAAGCAGCTTACTAAAAACGCACTAGATATAGAAGCATTGAAGATTCTCCCTTGGAAAACCGACATTGTAGAAAGCACTGAGGAATATACAGGAGCTACTATTTCTTTGCGCGACAATGATCTTATTATCAAGGTCCCATTTAATAAGCCCTTTATAACTAATTTCAGAAACATCAAAAACAACAAGTTTATTTGGGATAGAGATAACAAGTTTTATCGTGCTGACTTTTCAACTGCGTCATTGAAGCTGGCGTACACTTTCCTACCTAAGTATTTCAATACCCTTACACTTGACGATAACATTAAGTCATTGATTGATAATATCAATGAATATTATAGTGAAATTTATAACCCTACACTATGTCTAATAAATGGTAGGCCTGTTGTATTGGCGGTAAATGAGATTTTAGGAGAAATGATCAGTGAAATGTCTCTGAACATAGAAGCATCTACCCTATTTAAATTATCAAATATGGGAATAGATATTCACGAAGACATTTACAGGAATGACAGCAGACTAGAATTTGCCAGCAAACGAGTGTTTGAGTATGACATTGATAATGTAGAAACCATAATTTTATGGATGAAAAATTTAGGCTGTAATAATGTCATTATTGGAAGAGGGCTTAAATCATACCTACATCAGGAAAAGCTCAACGAGCTAATCAGCAAATATGGTATGAATCCAGTTGGTCCCATATCCTATGGGTCATTGCCGGGCGGTGTCAATATGGTACTACAGCATACTTCTACTATTGAAAATCGTACCCACACTAGTGGCAAAATAAGTAAAACAGTCGTGCTAAAAGATAGCCGACCAATTGAGGTCAAATGAACGAAGCAAAAATCATAATTAAGGATGAAGTCAATGTAAAGATTGAGGGTCTTGAACTTTCAGACCGTCGTACATTGATGAAGAAGTTTGAATACGAAAAGCCGGGGGCAAGATATTTGCCCTCGGTTAAGTTGGGTCGTTGGAACGGTAAAATTAGCTATTTCAGTCTTGCAGGTAGCACCTACGTAAATCTATTGGAAGATATCATTACATATCTGTACGACAAGAATTATGATATTGAACTGGTTGACCTTAGGCAGCAGCACGGCAAGCTAGAGTTTGATCTAATTCGTGAAGACAGCTTTGCAGACAAAGTTTGGCCTGATAAGCATCCAAACGCTGGTCAACCTATCATGCTCAGAGACTATCAGGTTGAAATCGTCAATAACTTCTTAGCTAATCCTCAGAGCTTACAGGAAGTCGCTACAGGGGCAGGAAAGACGCTTATGACGGCTGCTCTAAGTAAGAGTGTAGAGAAGTATGGCCGCAGTCTTGTAATCGTTCCTAACAAGAGCCTAGTTGTACAGACAGAAGCAGACTATATCAATTTAGGACTTGATGTTGGCGTTTACTTTGGTGATCGTAAAGACTATGGCAAGACTCATACAATTTGCACTTGGCAGAGCTTGAACAACCTATTCAAGAACACAGCCGACGCCGGTGAAGAAAATCTTGATGAGTTTTTCTTTGAAGACATTGCTTGTGTCATGGTTGATGAGGTTCATATGGCTAAGGCTGATGTTCTTAAGACTATGCTTACTGGTGTGTTCAGTAACATTCCTATTCGTTGGGGATTGACTGGTACTATTCCTAAGGCTGAAATGGATCGTGTATCATTGCTTGTGTCGCTTGGTCCCGTGATAGGTAAACTATCAGCGAGTGAATTACAAGATCGCGGCGTGCTTGCGCAGTGTCACGTTAATATTGTCCAGCTTAAAGATAATGTAGAATTCACTAACTACCAAAGTGAACTGAAACATCTATTAGAAGATGGAAAGCGTCTTGATAGAATCGCAGAACTTATTGAAAAGGTCAACGAGACCGGAAACACATTAGTACTTGTAGACAGAGTTAACGCTGGAAAGGAACTCGTAAGCAGACTGGGTTCTAATGCAGTATTTGTCAATGGCGGTACTAGTCTAACAGAACGAAAGGAAGAATATGATGAGGTCGCTACGAGTGACGATAAAATCATTGTGGCAACATATGGAGTCGCAGCCGTGGGCATTAATATTCCTCGCATCTTTAATTTGGTTCTTATTGAACCGGGTAAGAGTTTCGTAAGAGTTATTCAGAGTATTGGTCGTGGTATTCGTAAAGCAGAAGACAAGGACTTCGTACAGATTTGGGACGTTACAAGTTCCTGTAAGTTTGCTAAGAGGCATTTGACACAAAGAAAAGCCTTCTACAAAGAAGCTAATTATCCTTTCACTTTGGAGAAATTAGATTACTAAAAGGTTGACAGTTTTAACATGTTATGCTAGTATATTAGAATGAAAATATTAACACTTGAAAATAATCCGTATAATCTTGAGACACTACCTGACGAAATAGACGATCTTAGGTTTGCTATTTTAGACAACAGTGTTCCGGCTAACGTAGATTATCATTTTATTCCATTGATCTTTCTAGAATCATTCAACAGTCCTGCATTAGTATTGAAAATTGCAGACAAAATTATTAAGATGCCGATGGATTGGCAAATATTAATAGGTGAACAAGAGCATGGCGATTTAGAAGCATTGCCGTTGTCGAGTCTTAATGATCGGGGATTCAATGCTTTTCAGTTTAACCCATTAATATCATTTACTCCAACTTTCTAGAAATTTTAGATATATATCCAGAAGTAACCTGGTATGCACCTAGATTAAAGAATGGTCAGTTTTTGTGTGTTCCAATTGACGAAGGAGAAAAGCCAAGATGTGTTTATTTCATTAAAGAAGTCAGTAGAAATTGTGAAATTGTAGATTATTCTTTAGCTTACTAAGAGGAGAAAGTAATGACGACCATATACAAGGCCTACAAAAAGTGTGTGACTCAGAATAAAGACGGTGATGTGATGGGAGTAGTTAGAACACTGTTTCCTAATATCGAAGTAGAAACCTTTTTAGAAAGCCGAACTAAAAGCACTCGCAAGAAAACAAGGAAAGTTAATGTCAACAAGTAATGGCAGTATCGGCGCAGCCTCATATACTAGAGCTATTAAGCGCACTCCCCCCAGTCTTATTGTGGGTAGTAAATATCCACCAGAAAAAGTGAAGAAGGTAAAAAAGATGAATTGGTTTAAGAGAAAGTTCGCACAGTGGACCCGTGAAGCATGGGAAAATGCGCGGAAGGAAGAAGTATATGCTACAGAAACAGTTCATGCCCGTGAAAGCATTAGCGGAAAGAGCAGCATTCGTTTCACCGTTTATGCAGCACAGGGTGGAAACATCATTGAATATTACAAGCAAGATCGTTATAGAGAGAGTGACGGTCCTGAACTTGTACTCGTTACAGGTGATCAAACTATTGGTCAGGCAGTTGAGCACATTCTTACTATGGAAGCGTTGAAGTCCTAAATGGCTAAAGAGAAACTATCACAAGACGAAAAGTTTGAGAAGGTTGAGTTTGACCTCTTTGACGCACTTGCGGCTATTGATCGCAAGGACTATTCGTATTATGATAGATTGACCCCCGAACAGCAAAAGAAGTTCGTGCCATTCATGATGATTCATTGGATCAGTGCAGTTAAAGGTAGTAAGGATGTGCAATCATACTATCTGCAAAGCACTGATTATCATGCCAACAAATACTTGTTCAATGAGAGTGTTCAGAAGCATCCTAAGCTACAATGGTTGATGTTGTGTGCTGCAAGCCCGGGTATAGGCAAACAGTTTCATCAATGGATTCCGCATATCCGTG